ATTTCCTGTTTACGGACCTTTCGGATATGATGTGCCGTTTACAGCGTCCCAAACAACTAGGTTTATGGGATCTAGTTATAGGACAAAAAATATTGAAACAGCAGGAAGACCTGATTATGGCACCACAGCACAAAACCCACCTGCAGGATCTTTGATACAGGACTGGGAATATATTGATGGTGTTGGGGATTTGGATATACACAACGGAAGATATTGTGTAACTCCTGAGTTTCCCGATGGGACTTATGCATATTTTATTTCTATTGATGCAACAGGTGAAGCAGCATATCCATATATGGTTGGCACATTAAGTAGAGAGAGTTTAAATGCTCCTGCTAATAATGGAGCAGCAGCACCTCCTGCACAAGGTGGTGATGACGGTGGAGCACCTCCTGTTACACCTACGTTACAAATTACTGCACAACCTCAAAGTGGCACAGCAGCAGTCAATACTACTGTTACATTCACAGTCCAAGCAAGCGTCTCTCCTATACCTGGTCCTATTTCATATCAGTGGTATAGATCAACTGACGGTGGATTTGCATACGCTGCAGTTACTGGAGCAACAAGTAACTCACTAGCATTTACTGCTTTGGGATACATGTCCAACTATAAGTATAAGGTTGAATTGAGAGGACCTTCACCCGCTAATAATGCAAGTAACTCACCTCTAATGTCTTCTGTTGCCACACTGTCTGTATCAGGACTTGGTGGTGGACAAGGTGATACTGACTTCTCATCCACTGCAGTGAAGTATGACAGCACAGCAGTTACATACGATGCTACCTAAATAACACTGTAGAAAACTACCTACCATGGCTAAGCAAAATTTATCAGTTGGATCTTCTGCGAATGACGGCACTGGTGATACTCTGCGTGATGGTGCTATTAAATTAAATAGCGTCATTGACGAGTTATACACCAACCTAGGAAACGATACCAATTTACAAGTTAATATCGGAGCACCTGTTAACGATCAGGTACTGCGATGGACTGGCACAGCTTTTACTGAATCACATCTAGATTCATTAAGTGCTGACCTTAATGTTAAAGCATTTAAAATTATTTCTGAGAGTGCAGGAAATATCGTTATTGAGCCAGATACAACAGGAGATATTCAATTTAAGGCAGGTAGTCAGGGATCAGCAAAGGCATATGTAGATGGTGCAGATGGATATTTTAAATGGACGGCTCCTTATGCATTATTGAGCGATCTTCCTGATGTTACTGCACATCACGGTATGCTTGCACATGTGCATGACACAGGAAAGGCATATTTTGCACACGCTAGTTGGATACAACTTCTTGATGTCACTGATGGTATTTCTATTCTGACTGATGTAGATACTACAGTAAATGGAGGACCTTCTGACGGTCAAGTATTAAAGTGGAATGGCACATCTACTAAATGGGAGCCTGCTAATGATGAGACTGCAACAGGTGGTGGTGGCACAACACAAAACCTATTTGAAACTATCACAGGTGACACTGGCACAACAACAGCGTCTGCTGCAAATGACACATTTAACATTGTAGGTGGCACAAACATCTCCACTGCATTAGTAGGAGATACACTTACAGTTACTATGACAGGTGCACTTGGTGCTCCTGACCAGAATTTGTTTGAAACATTTGGTGCTGATAATGGCAATACATCTGCTACCGTAACTACTGACACACTTAACTTCTTAGGTGGCTCAGGCATTAGCACTAACCTCAATGCAGGTGCTATTACATTTACTAACGATTCACCTAACATTGTGCAGAATGTATTGCAATCTGTATCAGGTGACAGTGGAAGTTATACTGCTGTTGCAAGTAACTCTGGAATTACTATTGCAGGTGGCACAGGTATTACCACTGCAGTTAGTGCAAATACTTTAACAATCACAAATACTGCGTCATTCCCTTCAGCAAATGAGAATGACAATATAGTATATGATGGATCAGCATTCATTGCGACTGAATCTCCAACTATTAGTTTCAGAATCACTAGTGATTTATCTAATGGTTATAGATTTGATGGTGGTGGTTTGCCATCTAGTACAAACAATCCTACAATATATGTCTATAGAGGATTTACCTATAGATTTAATAACACAACAGGTGGTGGTCACCCATTTGCTCTTAGAGTATCAGATGGTGGATCTGCTGTAACTACTGGTGTTAGTGGATCTCAATCAGGTGTCCAATTCTGGACAGTGCCACAAACATTGAGTGCAGGCACAACTTACGTTTATCAGTGCACCATACATGGTGGTATGAAAGGTGACATGGTAGTAGTATGACACGTACAGTTCCTGGCTCTGGTGCAATTATTAGACCCGAATTCAACAGTGTGTTTGGAGTCAGGGCGGTTTTTGTCGAGAACGGTGGGGACGGATATGATGCTAATGACCCTCCTAAGTTAACTATACAAAATGCAGGTACTCCTTTAAGGGAGGCAGTTTTAAGACCTATTATCCAAGATAATAGAATACTTGCTGTTGAAATCTTAGATCCTGGCGAAGGATACGACCCTCTACGTCTAAAGATTGAAAGTACAGATCCAGGTAATCTTGGTGCGAAAGGAAAAGTTTTTTTAAATGCAACTGGTGGAATAGACTATATCCAGATGACAACTCTGGGTGATAATTATTTTGACGGCACTAGTGCTGTTATTGAAGGTGGCGGTGGCTCTGGATCAGAATTAGTCCCTGTTACTGGTGGTGTGACAGGTCTGGTTATTACCCGAGAAGGTAGAAACTATGACCTCAATGATGCTAACGTTGTTATATCTGGTGGTGGAGGTGGAGATGGTGCTACTGGTACTGTTACACCAAACCAGTTTGGTAAGGTTACATCTATAACTTTAACTAACCAAGGTGAATTCTTTGAGACTGCACCCATTGTGCAGATTATTGGTGGAGGAGGAAGAGGTGCTGCAGCGGCTGCTGATATTAACTTGGGTGCCATTACCAGTATAGATCTATCTAATCAGGGTAATGGATATACTACAAGTCCTAAAGTTATATTTGCTAGAGATACCAATCTCATCCGTAAACAGAGGAATCGTCAGTCTCTTAATAGTATTGTTTATAATCTTACTGGTCTCATTTCAAATGTGGCACCAAGTGATTCGACCATTAACGTCGAGACTACTGCAGCGTATGCAGGCTCAGGTAAATTCTTGGTTGGGAAAGAAATCGTCAGGTATACTGGTAAAACAGCAACCTCCTTTACTGGACTCGACAGGGGTATCAACTTTAGATTTGACCAAAAAGTTATTCTTGACAACTTGCAAGACAATGCTCAAGGGGTTTCGCAATACTCTTTCTCAGTTACTGACCAAGTAAAACGTTTTGTTGCTAGTGCAACAAGTAGGGTTGCTATAGTTTATGACTGGGATCCTGTTGCACATGAGTTATTCTTAACCTTTGAGGTTGATGAATTAGCATTTATTGATGGTGGTAACTCTGCTGACAAGACTGCATCTATACAGTTTGTTGGTGGTGCTGCACAATCTAGTGGCACAGGTGTATCGCCACACGTCATAATTGACAGTGCAGGTAACGATATTGTTACTTTTACCGATCCGTTATCAGCGATCCTAAACAAAGCGTTTGAGGATGATGATGAATTAGACGGAGTAGGTGATGGTATTATCGATCTCGTAAATACTGGCACTGAATTTGAAAATGATACAAACCTAGATGGTGGTATTGCCTCATCTAAATATGGTATTGAGGAAGAATTGGGTGGACAGAATATCACCCTATTCCAAGCAGCGGACAAACTATACGACGGAAACAACGTACCGCAACTAGCAACAGTAGTCACAGCGGGAGTTTTGGGTGACGGAGACACCCATACTTCCATAGCAACTATCAATGTTAGAAATAGAAATGCATCAGCATACGCAGTTAATGAGATCGTAACAGGTCAAACTAGCGGTGTTACTGCAACCTTCACAGGCATTACAGCAGGTGATAGGGATGGTGAATTTGTTTTAAATGTTACGGGTGTCACTGCATCCAACACTGCAAGTTTGTTTGCTGCAGGTGAAATTATACAAGGTCAGGGGTCAGGTGCACAGGGCACACACATCTTTACTGAGTATACAACCAGAGTCCGAAATGAAGACGATTAAAAACTCCATAAATAAAGTATGGGAGACCTATAGCTAGATATGGCACTATTAACCGACCAGTTTAGAATTTTTACTGCCAAGAGATTCATTAAGTCTCTGGAAGGACCCGATTCGGCACAGTCCGATTTGAATGCGGGATCCTCTAGAGATAGACTGTATGTATTCATTGGTAGACCTCAAAGCTGGGACAACGAGAATGACCCGCCCGATCCAACGGATTCGCTACAGGAATTTGCTGACAACTTTTCTGACATGATCTCCCTAAAGAGAGTTTTAGCAAATGATACAATTCAAGTTGTAAGAAGAATCAACTGGATTCCCCCTGAGCAAACTACTGGTGGATTAGGTTACGTCTATGACATGTATAGGCATGATTATTCTGCTACCAAGACTGCAGCATCAGGTGCTACTAAACTTTATGATGCAGACTTCTACGTTGTTAACTCATCTTATCAAACATATAAGTGTATTTTCAATGGCACAAGTCCTTCCGATCCAAACGGAAAACCTTCTACTGTTGAGCCTACAGGTACTTCAACATCTATCATCACAACTGCTGATGGTTATCGTTGGAAATATCTCTATACTATTCCTGTTGGACAAGTTTTAAAATTCTTCTCTAACGAATACATGCCAGTGTTGGAAGACACTGCTGTTATCTCTGACGCTGTTGGTGGAGAGATCGATACAGTTATTATCGGATCTTCAGGTACTGGTTATAACAACGGCACCTACGAAAACGTCCCTATTAAAGGAGACGGTGTTGGTGGACGTGTATCACTAGTGGTTGACGGTGGTAAACTTGTTACTGCTACTGTTACATCTGGTGGATCAGGATATACATTCGGGACAGTGGTTATTGATGAGATCAACGGTATTGGAGCTGGAGCAGGATCTGGTGCATCTGTTGAAGTTATTATTCCTCCATCTGTAGGTCATGGTGCAGCACCTGACACAGAATTAGGTGGATACCGTGTCATGATTAACACCAAGTTTACATACGCTGAAGGATCAGGTGACTTCCCAACTGATAACGACTATCGTCGTATTGGTTTGTTACTCAATCCATTTAGATATGGCACAAGTGAATTGACTGCAGAATTAACCTTATCAGGCACAAAGGCAGTTATATTCTCTCCTACATTCACAGGAAACTATACCACAGACGAAATCATCACACAGTCTAGGACTGTTGGTGGACAGCAGGTAACTGCTAGAGGTCGTGTTGTTTCTTGGAATAGCACAACAAAAGTATTGAAGTATTACCAGAATAGAATCGACGGTATTTTCCCTGAGATTACTGGTAGTTTGACTGAGTTTGATGGAGGTAACCCAGTAGTGGGATCTATCTCAGGTACATCAGGTGACCCAGACATTAACTTCCCTATCGTCTCTGGATCCTCGACCAGAGTGATTAACAACACTGAATATGATTTGGGTATGGCATTTACCAATGGTTATGCAGATCCAGAAATTCAACCAAATAGCGGTCGGATTATTTACATAGATAATAGAGGACCAATCACTCGTGCGGGCGACCAAATTGAGGATATCAAAGTCGTAATCGAATTCTAAGATGCCACAGAATACCAACCTAAACATTAGTCCATATTTCGACGACTTCGATAGAGATAAGAATTTTTATCGAGTGCTCTATAGACCTGGATTCCCAATCCAAGCAAGAGAGCTAACGACGATGCAATCGATCTTGCAAAATCAGATCGAGAATATGGGACAGCACTTCTTTAAAGAAGGTGCAATGGTCATACCTGGTCAAGTAGGTTATGATCTAAACGTGCAAGCTATCGTATTGCAACAAGCATTCTTAGGAGTGGACGTTGAGACTTATCGTACTCAACTCAGTGGAATGATTATATCTGGACTTACATCTGGTATTCGTGCAAAAGTCCTATATTCAATCCCTGCTACTGAGTCTACTAGAGGATATATTACTCTATATGTAAAGTATATTGACTCTGGTGATACTGTATCTGAGACAAGCGTCCGTGGTTTCCAAGCAAACGAGCAGTTAATATCTGAGTCTGAGTTGACTTTCGGCACAACTCTTATTGAAATTGGATCACCATTTGCTCAGTTACTTCCTGTTGATTCTACTGCAGTTGCTTCTGTAGCATATATCAACGAAGGTATCTACTTTATTCGTGGACATTTTGTAAACGTCCCTAGTGCTTACATCATCCTCGATCAATATACGAATAATCCGTCGTATAGAATTGGTCTAGAAGTTGCAGAATCTATTGTTACCCCAGAAGACGACACGTCTCTAAACGACAATGCTGCAGGCACATCAAACTATTCAGCACCAGGTGGACATAGATTTAAGATATCTACTACACTGGTTAAGAAACCAATCACTGATGAGACAGATAAAAACTTCATTGAATTGGTTAGGATTAGAAATTCTAAGATTGAGCAACTTGTTAACTCAAGTGCTTATTCACAACTTGAGAAGTCACTTGCGAGAAGGACTTTTGAAGAGTCAGGTGACTATGTAATTGACACATTCTCTGTCACACTAAGAGAGCACCAAAACAATGGTTTCAATAATGGTGTATATTCTGCGGGTCAATCATCAAGAGAAGGACAGGCATCGTCAGAAGCATATGCTGCTATCGAAGTATCACCAGGTCGTGCATATATTAAAGGTTACAGGACTGAATTTTTAACACCTCAGTATGTTGATCTTCTAAAACCAAGAGACTTTGTTGGTATCCAAAACACTATCATTCCTTTGGAATGGGGTCAGTATGTAAAAGTATTCGACGTATATGGATGGCCAAACTTTACTGGTGAAGGTGTAAGTGATGCTTATCAAATCATCGATCTATATGACGGTTGGACTCTCAATACTGGTAATAGTGTAGTCGGACAAAAAATCGGACGTGCTCGCTGTGTGCAACTACAGAAGGCAGGCACAGGCATCTTCGATATGTATATGATGGATATTCAGTTATATACTGCTGTCAACTTTACTGCAGGTAATGCAACTGTTGCAACAGGAGACAAACTGATCGGACGTATATCAGGTGCAACTGGATTTGTAACTTCTGATTTCTCTGGCACAAGAGTTTCTCTAGAGCAAGTATCAGGAAACTTTATTGACGGTGAAGTAATTACTAGAGATGGTAGAGTTATCGGCACACTAGATGCTATTCACACATATAAGGTTGTTGACGTAAGATCTGCTGTAGGTTACAACTCTAGTCAAGCAGTAAGTTTCCTTGCTAACTTCTTACTTAATGATAGACAAGTAATTAGAGGTGCATCTATTACTCTTGATCAGGCAGGATCTCCTCCTAAGATTACAGGTACAAATGGATCTAAGTTTGAGCAAGACATTAGACCTGGTGAAGTATTATGTATTGACGGACTATCATCTCCAGAAGGTGAGAAGTCATTTGTCATTACAAAAGCATCTAAGACTGCTATTAACTTAACATCTTCTAATAACACAGGTGTTACACCATATGTCTTTAACTATCAAGCACAGACAGCAACTATCGATACTGGTCTAACAAAAGGATCATTTACTGATGGCACATATAATACTGTCGTAAGATACAGACCATTCTTGTATGGACAAAACCAACCATCTGGTCAGTTATCACAGGATATGCCTAAGCAGACTATTAAGTCTATTAGTGATGAATCATTCTTTGTCTTTAGGACATTCGACAATAAGACTGTTGTATCAGGTGGTCTAACTGTTGCACTTCCAGAATCAGAGCAGTTTGCTGCATTAGACGACGATAATTATATTCTTACAATCCTTGCACAAGCAGGATCTGCATACTCAGTTGGTGACAACCTTGATATTGAGGCACTATCGGAAGGAGGCACATTAACAGTTACTTATGGTGCTGACAGACAGTCTATTACTATCGGTGGTTTGACAAACGTTACCACAGTTAAATTAACTGCACTGGTATCTAAAAATATTGTTTCTAGAAAAATTAAGACTGCATCTAAGATGCGTGCTATAAAAGTCACTAGGACTTCTAAGCAACAAGATGTACAAAGATTTGGTCTAGTATATGGAGGACTCTATGGCACAAGAATCGAAGATCCAGAAATCTCATTCGGTCTCAACGATGTATTTAAACTCCACGCTGTCTATGAATCCGAAGATGACAACGCTCCCAAGATCCCTTACGTTGTACTCTCGGAAGCAACTTTCTTTGCACCTGGCACAGTTATCACAGGTGTCACAAGTGGAGCAAGAGCAGTAGTTGTATCATTTATCAACTCAACTCTAAGACTTTTCAATGTTGATCTTAACGGCACACAGTTTAATGCAGGTGAAACTGTAAACGGTGTAGATGTAGATGGCAACGTATTGACTGCAACTATTGATGATGCTGACGGATCTGTAGAGAAAGGATCTAAGGTTATCACTAATCAATATGAATTAAATCAATCACAAAACAGTTTCTTCTATGACGTATCTCGTCTAATTAGAAAACCAGGCACAACTCCTCCAACTAGACAGTTGATGGCAGTGTTTGACTACTTTATTCATGAAGCATCAGGAGATTATTTCTCTGGTCAATCATATACTGGTGTCGAATTC